GAATAGATCCGCAATGTCTGCAAAATTAGCACTAAACTTTAAGTTTTGAAGAACCGTATTAGCGCCACTAACCGCTATGGTCGTGGTAGTTGCGGTGTCTAGGGTAAAGGTCGGCTTTAGCGTTCCCGCGCCCAACCCCACAACAGTGATACCAGCTACGTCTAAAGCCAAAGCGGTCGCTGAAGACAAAGTCTCAGCGTGGCCAGGCTTAATGTAGATAATGTCCCCGTTGCTTGCGGTACATTTGCCGACTGCATAATCAAGGCTCGCAAATGGGTAGTTGTAAAGACCAGCTCTACCACTGTCAGCTCCGGAACCAGAGTCTACCCAAAATACGTTCCCGGGTACCGTATCTGGTACCCGGACGTTCTTGACTAATTGTCCATTTTTAAATCCATTTGGATAACTTGATAAGCTCATAATTCTACTCCTTAGGTAGCGGCTACGCCGTAAATTGAACGAGGGTCAGACCAGCCAAATTTCAAGCGATATCGAACTCTGAATAGCGCGTCTCCGTTAGTTTCTCGGGTAGCATTTTCGAACTCAGCAGGGAATTTTCGCTTTTGGCAAAGAAGACCTTCAACGTCAGTAGTTAAGAACCAATAGTTGGTATTGGTTAAATACGGAGTTGCTACAACTTCTACAGAACCGTTGTATGGATTAATCGCATTTTGGGCTGACTCAGGATCTTTAATTGAACCGGTAATCTCCATTGCTTTCTTGTGAAAAGTAGGGGAAACCAAAAGTCTCTTTGGCTGTACTCGAAAGTTCAAGCCACGAGAATTAGGCATGTTCATTAGGTCTATCATCGCAGTCTCAAAAGACGTCATTGATAGCTGGGCAGGGGTAGTCATTTCATTAGACCAAGATCCGCCGCTAACTAATACATGATCAGTTGCGCAAAGCTCTTTGCCGTCTCCACCAGTTTGCACGCCAGAATCAAAAGCGTTGTTAAGGACATTGAAGCCGTCTGTTTCAGCAGTTTGCTGTACAGATTTTGCCAAACTAGAAGGGAGTGTGTCGTAAATCCCGTAGTTTTCATCTTCAAGGTCTTCCTTGGCAATTGGAACCTGTAGCTTATAAGTTTGTGCGGTTAAAGAAACCTCGTTGCCGATATAGATATCATCCTCTGGGAATGCTTGAGATTTACTTGTTTGAGGAACAAGCCCTGTCATTGAGTTTTCTAGGTAGTTCTCAGTGCTCCGGTTAGAAGTTTTAGTTGTGAAAACCTTTTCAAAATTAAACTCATAATTTCTCATTTGGTCGTCGTACTTTTCTTTCAAGTACGGGTACAGATCTGTTACTGATACGCTCATCGTTTATTTTCTCCTTTCGTTAGATCGCAGCCGATGCTGCTTTTAAGTAATGCTCTGATGCTTGGACAGTCACTTTTACGTTTGCGCCCCAAGCGTTATCTGAACGTCTTACTAGTTCCAGTATGGTAAATTGGGCATTATTTCCGTCTCCGGCCAAAGATGAACTTAGCTCAACTCCAGCTTGTCCGGTGTTTGTGCTGCCTGCGTGTGTCCAAATGGCATCTGCTTGGTCACCGATAGAGGTGGCAGCTAACGTTCCTGCACATTGAACTTCGTATTGGGCAACGGGGTCGGTGATTAACCTTACTTTTCCAGCGGTTGAAGCTGATAGCGAGTTGACCTCTTTACCGTCTGAATTGTGGCAAGAAAGAACAATGCCAGCGAAATCATCACTAGCAGCGGCCATAACGCTTGCGTTGCCATCTGTGTCTTGCTTAGCCAAATCCCCACGGAATATTGCTGTAGCGGTCCCTGCGTCTACGTTGAACTCTCGAACGTATGCAGGATCATAATATACTGGCTTGAGGCCAAAGGGTGTATCTGAATTTGCCAATTTTTTTCTCCTTTCAATCTCAAAAAAAAAGGCGACACATCCTTTTGGACATGCCGCCTATGGTTTTTCCATTTAGCGATTAATAAATTAAATTTTTTCTGTTACTACTTCTCTCTTAATTTCACCAGAAATTGATCCCTTACCTCCACCGGACCTGTAGTCCTGAGCTATTTGCTTAACCACGGCCGTTGAATTAACGATTCGATCTTTAAAATATTGATCTCTCGCTTTTTTCACCTCTAGTGGCATTCGCATTAAGATAAGGTCTCCTCGTATTTTCACGTTGGACCATTGCCCTGAGGGATCCTCTTTTCTCAGCATATTGGCACAACAGTTAGGATCTTGATCTACTTCCTTGCCTTCTTCTATGGCCTTATAAATTGCTTCTGGTGTGTTTACAACAAAGCAATAATCGAAGTTAGGATCCTTCCCTGTAACAGTCAAAATGCTAGCAGGCTCCCAAATAGCGGCTGCTTTTGGTACTTTTTCTGGACTATGAGCAGGGTTTAATTCCTGATGATTTGATCTTAAAGAACGCGTTTGATTACTTGCGTTAACCTTTTGGTTGCGTTCTTCACTATAGGACTCAGCAGGGTTTTCACCTGATTCGGGGCTTGAACCCGATTCTATTACAGCAGGATTTTCACCTGATAATTTCATACTACCACCGGTTTCAGCGTTTTCAAAATTTTCCATTGGCTTATTCCTTGCTCCCTTTTTTCTTGGCATAATCTATCCTCCTGCTCTCTGACTGGCCCTTGCATACTTTTTATAAGCGTCTTCTTTGGTTTTGCATGTGCCATCAAGCACCCATCGTTCTGCCATTTTTTTCTGCGATTCTGTAAGTTTTGCGTTGGTATCCCCGGCCCCAGCGCCAGGAGAAGGCGGTACCCCACTCGTAGCCGAGAAGCTCTGAAGGCTTTTATTTCCACTTTTAACGCTTGCCTCTATCCCGCTATCTAACAGGTAAAAGAAAGTGTCTTCCGTCATATGCCCAGAATTAATTTCATTGGCATACCGCTGCTTAAGTTCAGCGTCTACTTGATGAGCCAGATTTTTAAAAACCTGGTCTTCGGCCACATCTTGATATTTAGTGTAAAACCTCTCTTTTACCGCACTTCCATGGCTAATCTCTTGGCTAGGAATAGGATCATTCTTTATCGTTTGAGGCTCAACGCGCTTAGCATCGGCTTGCATTTCCGCAAACTCAAACATTAAATCAGAGGCCTTTTTATCGTCGCCATCCTCGATAGCCTGGAGGTGTTTAGCTTTCAAGGCTTCTCTTTTATTTTCAAAATCTTTCTCAGTTTGGCGGCTCTCTATTTTTGACAGCTTCCCTTCCAGGCTTTCAATTTTCTCTTTGAAATTATCTCGTTCTCTTTCAGTTCCCTTTAGCTTCCCATATATAGAGTTCATTCTATTCTGAAAACCTTTTGGGTCGTCCTCGTTAAGGCCTGGAACGCTAGGGGCATCGTTACCACCTTCTTGGGCTGGGACTTCCTGGTTTTCCGTTTCAGCTTTAGGGGCCTCTATCGTCGTCTCTTCCGTTACAGTTGTCTCTTCTGGCATTAGTTTTCCTCCACCACTATTCCCTGAACATCTTCGTCATTAATCACATCAAACCTTTCCTCTCCTATTCGGCAAATCCCAGCCGAGTAAAAGGAATACCGGATAGTGTCCCCCTCCTTTAAAGGAATACCGAACCTCTCTGAAGTGGCGTGAGGGCCTAGCGCCGCCACAACCCCCTCTACCTGCCTGTTGTTTTGACGGACCACCTCAGGCTTTATGGATAACTCCAATAGGGAGCCCTTCACAAACACCTTCTCATCCTTTATTTCTACCTGTTGGCCGTCTATAAACATCGGGACCGCATCTTCGCTCCGTTTCACAATTACACGGTTAAAAACAGGCTTAATTTTTTTTGGCATTTAGTGCTCCTTTTCTTTCTGATTCATTTCATAAATAGCGGTTTCTAAACCAAGGCAACGGCCTTCGCTTACAAAATATTCTTTTACCAGCGAGTTGGGGTCTGAAAAATTCCGCTCTAGCTTTTCGTCGAGGACCATTCCCTCTAACTGTTTTTTAAACGCCCTGGTCATTGGGTGAAAGTACCAGTCCGCCCAGTCTTCGCTTAAAATTAGATCCACGTCATTCGTCATTAGGTTGTAGGGGTTCCCTTTCGGTTTTTAGAGTCTTTTTAATCTTGTTTCTTACCTTGTTCTTGAAATTGGCGTTGATTGTTTTCAATGCCTTTTGTGATATAGCTACCCCCAATTTATGCAGGATTAGCTTCGCTAGATTCTTGTAGATAAACATGTCCTATATGTTCCCTTTGATGTTGATCAAATAAGCCTTGGCCCCCCGGCGTAAGTTGCTCGAAGTACACCGACTCCTTAAAATCGGCCATAACGTCTAAGTGACGGGCGTGGTCTTGGTCCGGTAGCGGCTCGGTGTATTGCTCCTTAAAAAGGAGTGCATTTTCTTCTTCTTGGGGAAGGTCAGGTTTTTGAGGCTCCTCAGGGGGCGGCAAAATCTGCGTAATAACAGAACTGTCTACACCCACGGCTTTTAAATATTCTGACGTAGCCACAAATATAGAGCTTGGGTTTTGCTGTATTAGGGGGTTGCTTAAGGCCGTTTCATAGACCAGCTGCGCTTTAGCGATTTTTTCTTGTCTTGATACAACCGAAACATCCGCCACAGGCTTAATATCGAAGCCCCTTTTAAAATCGGTTTGCAAAACAGGAAAGATATCCGCAAAGGCTGCGTCTGGATCTTGAGGCGTTCCATCTTCATTAACCAATTGTGATTTATCGATAACAATATCGAAATACTTTCTCATATCTAGATAAATGCCATTCAACTCGTACATCTTTTGGAACTCTTTACCCATTGCCCAGTAGATTCGACGGTTCATTGAGTTGAACACTTTTTGGCCCTGGTCTACTGCCGCAGCTACCGCCGTGGCGCTAGTGCCCGATTTCGGCAGGCCCCCGGTCTGGGTCTCTGTTACTGTGGTTAATCGGTTTTGATATTCTTGTAGCGTCCCCATTAGCGAGAAAAGCACTGTAGAAGGTTGTGCAATGTTTAACGGAAATAGCGCCTTACGGATATCATCTACCTTTAGCTTTACCGATTTATATTCCCCCATTTGCAGGCTAAGATCTTCTTTCTCAAACCCCGCCCCTTCCAGAATAAGGCCCATGGGGTTGTTTTGTAGCGTTCCCGAGTCAATGAGGTCGTTCATTATTTTGTTCATTGCCTCGTTAGAGTCTTTTAATAAGAGGCCAAACCCGTACCCATAGAACCCTTCAGGATTCGGGATAAAATGAAACGGGGTAAAATATTC